TCTTTCTATAGTGCATTCTTTGCATTCATATGAATATGCAGAGGGAAACCCTTTTCTATTTTTTCTAGTCAAATAAAAATCATTTAATAAGTCTTTTTTTATTCTGCAAGATCTACATACTCTCTCTTTGAAGAGTAGATTATCTAATTCAATCTCTTCTTCGAAACTCATTACCCGTATTCCCACATATATGCTCTATCACCATACTCATCTAAATGCCATCTATCACCATCTACATCAACAAAAGATACTTCATTGGATAATCCATCAGACATAAAACCAAATGGAGCCATATCTTGTTCTATTTGGTCTTTTTGGTCTTCATATATTCTTTTGCGAACATCATTATCCGTCATCTCTTTAAAATAATCCTGGACGACCAACCAAGCAAAGATTACAAGACACATTGCCAGGTCATCATTACATCCTTCTTCTGCTTCAAATGATTGACTTTTTTGAATAAAAGTAGTCAATTCACTGATAATATCGTAATCTTTGATGACTAATTTATCATCTTCAATAATTGTCTTTAAATTGGAACATCCAACTTTTTTGACTGTTTTGGACATTTTGATTCCAAGTTGAGTTTTCTTTCCAGAAAATCCCTGTCCTACCAGTTGACCTGCTCTTCCTCTCATAGAACACATTAAAATATTATCGTATTCTAAATCAAAATGAAGTATACTTGATACTTGTTCTCCAATATCATTTACTTCTGCGAGAACAAATGCTTTATTATATGCTTTTGCTATATCGTGAATAATATTTGGAAAAAGCATAGGTTTAATCTCATTGTTCCTATATTTTGCGACTACCTTATATGGGAATTGACTGATATCAAATACAATAAATGCAGAGTAGTCATTACTCATTCCACGAGATACGTCAACAGTCATCAAATAGGTGTGCTTTTCTATTGGATCTTCATACACATCCATCCCTTTGCTTCTAGTAAGTGGGTCATCATAAACCATCATTCTAAGTTTTGATGGAGTAATCAAAGTATCAACAGACCCTAAGAATTCGCACTCAAACTCCTGTGTGAATTGTCTTTCGGAAGTATTCGCAATTGTTTGTCGTTTCCACTCTGCGTCTCTTCCAGGCACCGCAGACCAATGAACTTCTAATGGAACATAACCATTCTTTCCTCTTTCGGCATCGTGCCAAAGTTTATAAAACATATTCATCCCATTTGGAGTTGAGATGATAATAACTTTTGTGCTTTGACCTGAAGAAATAGTAGGATATACAGAAGAGAAAAACTGCTCTGCAATATGATTTGGAATAAACGCAAATTCGTCCAAGAAAATAATATTGAAAGAATTTCCTCGAACAGCAGACGATGATGTCGATGCTGCTACGATTTTAGAACCATTTTCAAGTTCCAACGAACCTTTGTTCCAAGAACCAACACCCTGCTGTAACCACTTTGGTAAATTTTCATAAGACAATTGTAGTCTGCCTAAAAGTTCTCTTGCTGTTTCTGCTTTGTTTGCTAGAATTGCGATTCTTATATTGTCATTGAACAGAGCATAGTGGAGAAGATAAGATACAACAGTAGTTGATTTTCCTGTCTGTCTAGGAAGTTTTGCAATATTAAATCTATTCTCGTGAAAGTTTGTAATCAATTCTTCTTGAAAATCATACATATCAAACGGAACTAATCCGTGATCCAGAGAAACAATCTTTACATAATTTTTTGCAAAATGAATTGGATCATTTTTGCATTTTAAATATTCTTGAATTTGATCTGTTGTAAATTCAATTTGGACGTTTTCCGCTTTTAAATTCGGATTGCCCTTATAATGTTTATCAATCATAATCCAATTTGTAATATGACTTCTTGTTGTTTTAAATGCAATTTAACAAATGACTTTGCTATGTCTTTTATTTGTTCTATATTTTCACAAGTATCAATTTCTCTAGAAATTTTTTCGTATTCAAAAATCTTAGAAAGATCTTCTAGTTCAATGTCTTCTGGATTCATTTTCATCTCCTGTAAATAATAATGGTTTTGTTGGGTCTTTTGTGGATGGATTGTATGACAATACAATCGCACCAGGATATATCTTCCTTACTTCATAAGTAACCTGATCTTTTGGTGGTCTAGCAAATTGTGGGAAAAACATTTGAACTGAAAGATATTTTCCTCTCCAATTTAACACAATACTATAAGTAGAACCACGAGACTGTATTCGTGTATATAATTCTTGAATATTTTTTAATTCCTTTATCTTTTTGTGATTGTATTTTTCTTTCAGATTAGATGAAAAAATATTATGAATTACTTCTTTTGTATCATTATGTGGCTCTATAGCAAAAGAATATTTTCTCCAAAATTCAGGTCCATATTTACATACGTGCATATGTTCCATTTTTTTACATTTTGGGCAATATCTTTCTTCTCCCCCGTAAATGGGAGTGTTCCAGTCATAGTCAAGAGCACCAGTACTTTCTGATTTTGTTCCCCAACTATCGGCACCAACTTTGCGGCATTTGACAAGTGCTCCAGAAGCATATGCAGAAGGCCAAACTTTATATCTTGATTTTACTTTTTTATAGCAAGCATCTTTTTCACCAGCAGATTCATTTGTGGCAACCATTTTTGCCTTACCTTTTCTATCTGGATTTGGGTCTTCTTTTCTTTTTCTTCTTGCTGCTGCATCCTCTTCATCATCGGACATATTTGCAGCCATTTTTGATGAACCACATTTTGGTTTAGTAGTTTGTCCTGGTTGACGGGCACAAGGAGCACCAGCAAACTTTCCACCAATTTGAGTCCATCCTTTTACTTTTTTTCCTGTTTTTGGATTTGTTCCACTTGATTTTTCAAACCAATCGTGGAGAGACTCATCTCCAGATGCAGTTTCTTCACTAACACCTTTCATTTTTTCTGGTTTGATAATATCAATAATCCGAAGAAAGGTATTGCCGTTTGCATCCTCAATTGTCACATCCTCTTTAACATCTTTGAACTTTTTATGTTCTTTTTTCGCACTTGCTTCCATTTTTTTGAGACGAGTGTAATAATCTGGAATTTCTTCAAGATGTTGAAGTGCAATGTCAGTTGCTAGTGTTTTGTTTTTTGTGTGCTCGTGTTCGATGGGAATTCCCATCTTAAGTTGATTTGCAATAAAAGAAACATCCAAACGATGCTTTGCTGCAATTGCTTCAACCGTTTTGTGTGATTTTACTTTAGGGCACTCTGCACTTCCATGTGATGGGCAATCCATTCCTTTTGGAGTTCTATTGCAACTTGCCTCTAAAATAAATTCCTGAAAAGTTTTCATTAGAAATTTTTTAATTATTTAGAGTCCATTAGACCTTGCTTCAATAATTTTTGAAGGTCTGCTGTTGAACCAATAAAAACAGAATTATTGACAGTAGAAGGTCCTCTAGTATCTTCCTCTTTAAGTTTCTTCATTTTATGCTGCAAATCAATTAACTTATCAGTCACATCACCAACATTTTTAATTAATTGACCTGCAACTTCATATGCTCTTGGACTATCACTTTGTTGTGCTAAATCCATAATACTATCAATTGCTTCTTGGCCCTTTTCAATCAATGAATACAAATTTCCTCGTGTGTATTCATAATCCTTATCACTTTCTTCTCCAGAGATTGGTCTTGCTATTGCTTCTTTTGATTTTTTTACAATTTCTTTTGATACAGAAGTTGCTTCTATTTCTAGTGCTTCGTCTATATTTTCGAATTTACTTTTCATAATGATACATCAATCCCCTTTGTTGTGCTATAAATTTTACCATCACCAAAATCAAAACGAGATTCACTAAATCCAAAATCATCGTCCATTTCAACTAATTCATTATCTGCTGTTGTGATTGCATCAATTGAATCACCTTCAGTGTGAGATGTAATCGTGGTATTGTCTTGTCCTCTCAATACACTTAATGTATTTCCGGAAATATTCTTAATATACATTTCTTCATTGCCAATCATAATATAAGAATTATTAACCAGTGATACAGCACTCGAAACATCAAACGCAGTTACTTTATCATCAATGTCTTGAGTGAGTGTTGTTGTATTATCATTATCATAGTCCTTAATTGCTCTTGGTGTAGCAGTATATCTCAATTGTCTTGACGCATTCTTAGTATTAGTATCTGTATAATAATCCACTTGAACTTTTTTGATTAATCCATCAGTGCTATCAGCAATTGGACCAAACAGATACGTCTTTGCTGTAAAGTTTAACGTATATACTAAAGCTCTTCTTTCTGTATAATTACCTTCATAATTATCTTCCATACTAATTCCCTCCAGGACTACAGGAACATCTTTCTTCTCACCTATTGATGAGATTAAATTGATTGTTAATGTAAAATTTGGTTGAAATGCTGGAAGAATTTGTTCTACAATTTGAAGCATATCATCATTCAACTTAGTCATAATGCTAAGTTGAAATCCAATATTATAAGGAACCGGCATAAAAACTTTAATTTGTTCTGTTCTATCAGTAGTTTTTATTGCCTTAAACGTCTGCATAGCAGAAACTTTTCTGCTACTATCATATTTTAAACTCGTCATCTCAAAAGACATTCGAGGAAGAGTCATTGCAACTCTTTTCCTCAAATCTGGTTTTTGTTCTACTCTTGCTAAAAACTTTTGAATTGGTCCATAAGCAATAGGAACTTTCATAAAACTATAATCAGTACCATCCTGCTCTTCGTGCTTGATGTACACTTCATTAAAAAGTGTACCAAAAGCAATAATGGTTTTCCTGATTATTTCATTGTAACTATAAGTTCCTAACATAACAATAGAGTTTATTAATTATTTAGTAATTGCCAAAAGGATTCTTTTGCGAAAAGTCAAGTATATCATCTGCTTCATCTTCAATTTGAATATTTTCCGCATAAGGGTCATACTCATCAAATGTATTGATTGAATATACTTTATGTGTTGCTGCTGCACCAACTATCAATTCACCATTAGCAAAGTTTCCGCCAACTATTGAAACTTTAAGTACTCTAGTATCCGCATCCCAATCTTTTACGTATCCAGTAGTTCCAGTAGAAACACCTCTAACCGATTCATTAAACTCAAAGTCACCAGTAGAAATTCCAATAGGGCTTGTAAGTGTAATTGTTGGGGAAACCGTATATCCAGCACCAGCATTGGTGTAACGAATTGCCGTTACAATTCCAGTGACTGTTAGGACTGCTTCTGCTGTTGCATTTACTCCACCAGCAGGAGCAGTAGATATTGAAACAACAGGAGCAGATGAATATTGACTTCCACCAGAAGTAATAGTTACAATACCTAAAGTTCTAGATGCAAGAACAGCAGTTGCAATTGCACCAGAACCAGATTGACCGACAATTGTAACTGATGGTATTTGTGTATAACCAATGCCAGGATTAACTATAAGAATTCTATCAATAGAATTTCCCGTTCTTCCTGTTTTGCTGGTCATAATAGCAACTGCTGTTGCATCTATTCCACCTTCTGGTGCTTTTGTAATTTGAATTGTTGGTGTAGATAGATAACCAGTTCCATCATTAATTAAATCAATATATTGAACTGAATTGTTTTGTGTAGAAGCAATTGAAACCGTAGCAGTTGCTGTAGTTGCAGTATCTTTAACCATAGTAATGGTTTGAATATAACCAAAATCCTGAACTGACCTATCAACTTCATCAATACTGGTATCAATAAGTTCATCTTCGTATCTAAAGATTTCACATCTCAATTCATAAACATATAGATTGTTTAATTGATAAAATGGAACTTTACCTTCAACGTACTTAATTTCAAAAAGACCATTATCAATTGGAAGATAAATCAAATCTCCTTCTTGTGGTCTTGTTGCAACTTTGATATCTGGGTCATCCAATAAAAATGGAGTTATAAAATCTTCATATCTTTCTTTTGAAATGATAAGAGTTAGTTCATCACTTGTCTTTACTCCAAATTTTGATAAAATATCTCCTTGTCCTCCAAATCCATTGAAATTTGAAATATATGCTTCAATTCTAAAACTATCATCAAATTTTGATACTAAAACTTCTTTGATAATAGTTTTTTCATTAATCAATTGTCTGGGCATATACACAACATCTTGCCCATACATTTTCAGTTGTTCGTTGATTAAATCTTGAACAAGTCTTTGCTCACTGGAAGAACCTCCCAGAAAATAGGGATTTAGTGGTGCCATTATCCTATCATATCCATTGGGGGTAATTCATAATCAGTCTTAAGTTCTGTCTCAAGTTCTTCAATTTCTCTAATCGCATCATTTAATATTCTTTCACCATTCATCGTAATTCCACCAGGAAGTTGGACTCCATTAAATTTAATTAAATTTTGACCCCATTGTCTTTTTATAATTGCAGTCAAATATCTTTTTAACCACCAATCATTATATACGGCAGAAAAGTCTGATGGATCTACAATTCGAATACAATCGACAATAATATAACTATTTTCATTTACCATTGCCCAGTCTATATCCAAATACAACCTATGTTGTTTTTTATTAAATCTCAATTGAACATCTGGAGTTATTAGTCTGCTAATATCTTCCAAATGTGTTTTTACCATTGCATAATTTAGCAAATCGAGAGCACCATAATAATACAAATCATTCAAAAATATTTGATATTTGATATTAAACAAACCAGATGATATTGTATTTGCATCCGATTTAAATACGTTATTTACTCCAATGATTGTATCTGGAAGTTGAATAAAATTATTTGTTTCTTGATAATTGACCGTTGTTATTCCAACAGAAGAATTTGCAGTTGAACTTGTGATACCTGTTCTTACTATAGTTTTTTCATCAGGTAGAAGTTTGTGTTTTAAATATACTCTTGCCGCACCATCATAATGTCTTTCATTAAAAAATTGAATAGCATCATCTACCAAATCGTCAATTTGGTCGTCATCGACGTTAATTTCTAGAACAGGATATCCAAGTTTTCGCAAACAGTAATCAATTAATCCTTGACGACTTGATGGTTGAGACATTATTTAATTTTAGACTCTAATTATTTATCAATATGTGCCACCATCAATGAATGGATATGGATTCCATTGTTCTGTTGATGAATTGTATACAAGTACTGAATTGTTTGGAATTGCTGTAGTTGTATTGACATCATTTAAATCGGTAAGATTCATTTTTAAATTTGCAACAGCAGAAACTACCCTGTTTGCGTTATCAGCACCAAGTCTTACTTTTATTAAATTGTCTGAATTAGTTCTTACTCTAATGTCTGACATTGTTTTTATGCGGTGGTAATTCCAGCAGTAACTAAAGCACTTCCTTCAACAACTCTTGTCTTTGCTGTTCCACTATCTAATAGTATGTCATAACAATATCTTCCTGGTCTCAATGTTGATGTGATAGTTGAACCTAAAGAAATTTTAACTCTTCCGTCAGGTCTATTGGGGAAAGAAACTGTAAAAACAGCAGAAGTATTTAATGATGCTGGTGATTTTTTTAATTTTGCATAACCAGTATATCCAGTCAAATCCAATGGAGTATTTGCTACTGATTCAAGAAAAAATGTCTGATTAAAATCAGCACCCCCTGGAATTGTTATATTAGCTACATATATTGCCATTATGATAACTAGATAAAATCTTTCCTAATATATTTAGGTTTTGTTTTCTAAGAGTTTTGCAAGTAACGATTTTATCTCAGTCAATTCGGTTTTTAAATTTTCAATTTCATTTTTTTCCTCTAATGATGAGTTTTTGACTCTCAAATATTCTTGGTATTCATAATCATTGCAATTTACGATTGCATTTGATTTTTCATCACGATACAATCCTTTGTGTCCTTCTACTGGTATCATATTGATGCAATTGCTCTTAAGTCTCTAATAAGTGGAACATATGATTGATTTGTTCCAGTCATAATAATTTTAATTTGGAATCCATTGAATGGAGTTATATTTTTACCAGTAAATTCAT